ATCAATAGCAACTAATCCACCATTGTTTTTTAATTGACTTTCTGAGAAATTCTTTTTCAAATCTCTTAATTGTTCAGCATTGATTTGACCTTTTTTATACTTTAACACTGATGTTGAAGTACCACCATTGTCAAAGAAATTACGCAAGAAACTCTTTGAGCCTTGTGATATACCAATCTCATGTGCTAGTGCATATAAAGGACTATAACCCACATATCCATCTAACGTGATATATCTGAAGTGTAATATATCATCACTAGTTATCTTAACAGCGTTACCTTCTACATCTTCGCTCACGTTGTAGACAATATCTCCGTCTTTTTCTTCAACTCCTACTAAATCATTATGTAAGAAGTGAAAGCCTACGGGGAAGTCATTTTTATCACGTACAATTTCAACAAAAGATTGTCCATTGAGTAACATGTTGGCGATGATTATAAACTTAAAGTGCCAACCTGGTAAGTCTGAATGTGGATTATTGTTGAACAAATCCAATATTTGGTTCATCACAGTATTTGTTTCATGACCTTTAACCTTTAATTTAGTGCTTGCAATGTCTGCTGAAATAATTCGTGTAGCAGTAAATACATCACTGTTTCGTAACGCGTTTATACCAACATAGCTTGAATGTGTGCCATGTTCTTGCCAATACAACAATCGTTCTAAATCTCTGTTCATCTTTTCTTGTTTGCTTGTAAATCCTAAATCAAGTAATGGCATTAACTGTCACCCCCTTTCCGACTCATCGAGGTGTTATCATATGCTTGATTTAAGACGCCAGAGAGACTGATAAGCAACAACCCACCAATAATATAAGCTAAAGGTTGCCAAAGTATAAACAAACCGTAGAACAGTCCTATTAAACCCATAATAAATAATAGTATTACTACAAGTGCATATAAGAACTTTTGCATTATTTCACCCCTTTTTTATAAAAATAGCGGCATTAAAGTTTCTGTATCCCATTCATGTTCACAAGCCATTACATAAGCAAATATGGTCGACATGAGTGGATCTATCTTTTCTCTGTTCATTTTCTTTTCTATCATGATTGAATCGTTGGTATTTTTAGCCACTGCATTTTTAATCGCTATATCAAGTAATGGGTTTTTATGATGTTTAATATCGCCATTAATCACATTCAATCTAAAATCTAAGTTTGGATTAGATAGTGTTTGTGGCCCTTGTCTAATTTCGTATAAATCGTAATACCATTCTCGACGTTCCATTTCTGCCAACACTCCATGAATCGAATATGGATCGTAACAAATAGCTTGAACATCTAAGTTATAGCGATTGATGTAATCTTGAATATAGTCTAGGACTTGGTCCGTATTGATAATGCCACTAGATAAGTCTGTAATCGTACAGTAGCCATCATTTGCTAACTGTCGATAGTCTATAAGGTCACGTTCAATCTTGCCTTGTAAGCCACCCTTAGTACCTACAAACGAATGTGACGTTATATAGTATTGTCGGTTCGTTTCGTCTAGGTGGATGAACGATACGGCTGTTAAATCGTCGGCACGTGACAAGTCAAGACCGATGTAGACTTTTGAGTTGGTAATATCAAAGTCAGTTTCATTCTTTTTCCAGTCGTTAAAGTCGAGATACGATTCTTCACTCGCTTGCATCCAGTAGTTAAAGTTCTTAACTAACACACGAAACATCGAACCCTTTTTAGTAGCTTCTGCTACACGTTTTTCCAGGAAATCTTCAATCTGTTCTTTAAGCTCATCTGTCTCATTTATTAATGGATTAGATTTGGCCCACATTGATCTTTCTTGCCATTCTTCTTCACCATCTTGTTCGAATATGACTGCAAAATATTCGTCATCTTGATAAACTTCCGCCAATATATCCTTTGCGTAAGGCCATTCATCTGTATACATAGGCGCATTCAAGTTAAAACCAGCAGTAGAGATAATGAATATTAATGATTGCATTAAGTTACCTTGACCAGATTGGATAAGTTCTAGCATTTCATTCGTTTTAGCCGCGTGATACTCATCGACTACCGCTAAAAAAGGTTCGAAACCATCAACCGCTCCAGTATCACGAGATAAAGGGCGAATATACGAGCCATCTTTTGTATGCGTAAGTAATTCACGTACCTTTTTAACGTCTTTTTTGAGTTCTGGTACTTTAGATACGAAATACATCAACTGTTTCGCTACCATATTAAATACGATACTTGCTTGAGATTTGTCATTGGCTGCAGTAAACATTTGTCGACCTTCTTTAGGCTCTTTATCAAATAAGAAAGCATATAATACTAAGCCACTTACTAGAATGGACTTACCTTGTTTACGTGCCATAGATATAAAAGCTTTTTTAAATCTCAACATATCCGTATCTTTCGTAAACCAACCTCTTACACTAGCAATAATGAACTTTTGGAATAATCCTAGTTTGTTAATATTACCTTTTGTATCAGGTAACGCCTCAATGAATTTAATAACCTTTTTAGCACGTTTAGGTTTATAAACATAATTCCATTCAGAATTATCTTTCGACCTATGTATGTCTTTTAAATGACGAATACAGGCAAGTCTAGTATCCTTACATGTAATGTATGCACCAGATAGAACCATAACACAATATTTATAGGCATCGTCTTTAAATTCATTCGGTATATTCAACAATTTTTCGTACGCTTTAGGTATCTTTACATTAGTCATCGTCATCAACACCAAATTCATCGTACACAGATTGTTTAACTTCGCTTTCAGTCGGTACAACCAATCGCATACGTGAATCAATAGTCATTCCTAATTGGCCACAAATAGAACGTAACTCTTTCAACGATTCCATATACGCCATGAAAGCGCCAGTTTTACGATTAGTTTCTGGGTCAACCATACCTTCAATGCCATCTTTCTGACTTATTGAGCGATATAAAGTATCATTTTGATCTAATACTTCGCAGTATTTCTTGATAAGCGAGTAATCTAAATCAGCTATCGGTAATTGTTCGAGTAATGGTACAATTCTCAACCATTCTTTAGCAGCATTTTCGGTTAAACCGTCGGGTACAGAATCGACATTAATCTTTTCAAACTTTTGTAAGCCGTTTTCTTTATACTCAGATTGCTCTAATTCTTCTTTAGTTCTATGCCCTTGTTTTGTAGCGTTTAATTTAGGTTTTCTACCTGCCATATCAGCACCTCCTTGCTTATTTTGGCGTGAAACATTCTGTGAAACATTTACATTTTGGGAATTTGGTCGCAAAAAAGGCCGGCTCGTTTAACTCGAATCCTAGAGTCACAGGGGGTTTATATCGCCCCGTTAATTTTATAAATAATTATTTCCTGAAAATTAATTTTTGTGAATTTTATTGTGACACCCGATACACACTGCCTCTAAATTATCCATATCCAGTCTTTTACCCCAGTCCTCTTTCAGCTCTACCTTATGATGAACAATCAAATCTTTGTCATTTACTATGCCTTTATTTAAACAATGTTGACATAAGTAATTGTCACGTAATAATACTTGTTTACGTAACTTACGCCATTGCAAACTATGATAGAAGTCAGTATATTTACTATTCTGAGAGCTATATCTAACCTTATTGTTATACCTTTGTGTATTGGCTTTCCTATAGTCTTGTAGCTCGCTTTGACTATAAGTTCTGTTTCCTAATCTAACTTTTGGTTCTTTAAACAAATTTTCTTTTCAACTTCTTTCAATGAATTAAATTTCAATTAAAAATATAAAAAATAAAAGACAAAACGAAATAAGATTTATAATCTCAAATCATTCTGTCTTTAATATAAAAACTATTTCATTATTAAAATGTAAACAAATTAAGAAAACTTCTTATTCATTAATACAAACAACAAACTTCATTTCGTAATAACCTTTTTGTTTCATTCAATCTTTTAAACTAAAGAAACCTTTTAACTTCATTGAATGTTTGTTACATAGAATAATTGACTCAAATTAATATGATAAACTTCAAAAGATATATTGAATGTTATATACAACATATGCACTTAAGCACTGCTTTATTAATATAAGTCCTTAAATATAGATGCTAAGAAACACAAGGCCTTTATAATTGAGGGAGAATAACCGTGTGTTTATATTAGCTATGATACAAGAATACCCTATTGACAACCCGCAATTCACTATACACCCAATTGCGATTAGTCGAAGTATATCCACCCAATCCTTTTTGCTATATCTCTCATTATTTGATTACGCATTCTAATAGCTGAATGTTGACTTATTACCTTGTCATCTTCTCTACGTTTAGTTAACTCATGAGCAATATCTTCCCACTCGTATATCAATAAATCTTTTTCCCAGTATCTATATTCGATAATAGCTTTCTGTTCAGGAGTTGCATTTCTATATACATCTTCAACTGCTGTGATAGTTGCTTGTAAGTTACGATATTTATCATCTTTGTGTAGCTCAATTATTTCATTTTCTACAGGACTGCTTGGAAGATTAGATTTTCCGCCACCAGTATTTGTATCTTGAGGTTGATATAATAACTCGTATCGCCTATATAATAGTTGCCCTTTCATATCTTCATACTTGCGAAAGAACTGTTCTAACTTTGGTATATCTTCTTTACCTAGATTCATAAGAAACCTCCGATACTTATTTTTTATTATCTTCAAAATACTTAATCTGACGACTTAATAGTTCGTTATAGTATTTATATTCACTTGCTTTGACTCTCAGTTCACTTTGAACACATAATGATATTAAGAGTGCAACAGCTAATACAATAGAAAGAATAATCCACATTAATAACTCACCTCATTAATATCTTGCTGATCAGTAGTAATTGCATAATCACTCGGCACTTCCACCTCATCGTTTGCAGTCAACTTATAATAAACTTCTCTGCCAATCCATTTACCTAACTCGTACATTGCTATAGTGAACCAAAGTCTTACTAGTTTCTTAATCATTTTATCGACTCCTTTAATATTACAATTTTGAAAGTTTGATAAAACCTCCTGTAAATCTCGAAAATATTACGTTATATTTGCAATATCAATTAGGAGGTGTAGAAATGAGCAAATCAGCGAATAATGTGTTAGCTTCTTTTTGCTATTTCAGTGTATTTTTCATGCCTTTTTTATTTCCACTTATCGTTTGGATATTAGCTAGTGGTAATACTGCAAGACATGCTAGAAAAGCCTTACTTTACCATATATTACCTATTATTTTTATAATCGTATCAGCAGTAATACTATCTACAATTAGTAATGATTACAATAATATAACTTTTATAGTAGGTATTATTATTGGCTTACTTGCAATATACTATATGATTAAAAATTTGTTTTTAGGAATAAAATTACTATTAGCTTAGAAGTAAAAAGTCCTTTTGGGCTTTTTACTTTTTTACCTTACTTTTCGTTACTCTTTGCGAAGTATTCTTTTAATCTCTGCTACTATATCTTTACTCTCCTGTGCTTCCATATGCGCCTCTGTCACTTTCTTTTTCAAACCAATCAACCTGCTTGGGTGTAGGATATACAACTGGTGCTACAACTAACTGAGCTAGTCTTTCTCCTTTTTCTACTGTGATATCTTCGTTACCTATATTATCTGTGATGATACCGATTTCTTTATTGTATGTTTGGTCTATTGTTCCTAATGCTACACGTAACTTTGTTTTTAGTGACTTACCTGATCTAGGTCTCACTTGTGCTTCATATCCACGAGGTAAGTTAATAGCCACGTCTGTTTTAACTGCTTTTGTTTCTCCTGCTTTGATTGTTGTTGTTTCTGATACATACAAATCTAATCCACTATCTGTAGAATTTGCCCTCTTTGGCATAGTCGCATTTTCTGTTAATAATTTAATCTCTAAGTACTTCATTCTTATTCTCCTATTCTGATATAATTATCTTATATAAAGATAAGGTGGGTTTAGCTTTGAACATTTCAATGTTTTTGAAGTTGCGTACTTGTGTAAGAGAAGGCAGTGTTAAAATGCCATCTGATTATAAGCACTTTGAATATATGCTATCCAAAAATTGGATTGTTCCAACGATTGTCTATTATAATACTGACTTAAATGAAGATACTCCTTTAATGATTCCACAATATAGTGACTATGTCGAAGCAACAAAAGAAGGCGAAGAAAAGTATTACTCAGTAAAAGACTTTTGGATTAAATGGATACTAATTTTCATCTTCTCTTTTTTTGGAGCATGCGCCACTATTATTGGCATATTAATAAAGTTGTTATAGTAATAGATATTAAGATAAACGAACCATGACAATGTATTCAATCAGGTATAATAAGTATCTATGAAAGTGATTGTTTATCACTTTATTTAACTTTATTATTTTCCGTAACTTATCATTACTTGTTGCTGATAATCAAAATTCATCTCAAGCACTTCCTATTTGATTTTATATCTTCTCTTTTAACTTTCATTTTTAGTTTTCTAGATGTCATACCAACTATGAATCCTTTGACACCCAAGTTTCTCAATTCATGTTGTACTTCTGTAGGTGTTTTACCCTTTGTAATGTCGTTCTCTTTAGGTTTTAAACTTTCCCACTCACTACGTCTTACTCCAATAGGAGCTTCTATTGCATCTTCAAATTCCCACCCAGAAGCTAATCTTTGTCTTAAAATGACTGAATTGATATCTACTTTTTGCATTTTTTCTGCTACATCAGGTGTGATACTAAAATATTTATTTTTAACTCTCATTTTTGCGATCTCCAATTACTCCACTTCCTCTACATTCATGATTATTTTTGGTTCGCTTGCATATTGCTTAAAGCTTTCAATATGTGCAATTTGGTTATCATCTTTCCATAAGTGGTCGTTAGCAGCGTCTAATACTGTTTTAATCAAATTATCTATATCTGGTTTCGTACGTTTATATTGACCTATCGATATTAACTTTTGGTTCTTAGTCCAACTCTTAGGTGGTGCAAAGTAAAAATATATTGATACTTTCAATCTACTGTTCAACATCTTTTTAGGTAATTGACTTTGTATGAACGCCTTATGTTTTGTATATTTGGTCGGCATATAAGTCTGAACATATCTACCTGTATTTCTAAAACGTGGACGAGGAGAGCCAATAGGTTCCTTATACGTATCATTAAAATTAATCTCTATTTCCATAACTCACCTCAAAATAATAATTCGTTAATTGTTACCTGTTATTGTTGTCCCCAGTTTTCTTCAAGCCTTCTTAAAAAGTCTTCTCTATCTTTATCTAGTTTTGGATCAACTTTAGTAACTTGTTCTTGCTCACGGTCATTTAACCAATCTGGTGTTTTCTCTTTTGATTGAACAACTCTAGGTTTATAAGTCTGTTCTTTTTGTTCCTGTCGTTGTTGTTCGTATTGCTTAACTGCTTTTATGGTTGTTAAGTTACGCTTACGCCAATCTTTGAGTAAGTAGTCTATGAATTTATAGTTATGAGAATTGTTGAGTGCAGCTTTTTTTATTGCATAGGCTACTAACTCTTTTCCATAATGGTCTATATCTTGAGTTAGTTTTTCCGTAGTAATTGGACTCGGTACCTGTTCAATGTTTTCTTGGTACAGATTGTAAATCGAAGCAAAGTCGTCGCCTACAACAACATTCTTCTCATTCTTTTCATTTTTATCATTCTCTACATTCTTTACATTCTTGTTTGTGTTGATTTGATGTTGATTTGATGTCGATTTGCTGTCCATTTGATGTTGATTTGATGTCGATTTGTTGTCGTTTTTGCTGTCGGAAATTTTTTCGTCGTTTTGGTAAATCGCCCAATTGACAACGGTTATAACAGAAAATTTGTTGTCGGACTTTATGTCGATAGTTCCGAGCTTTTCTAAAAGCTTTACGTAGTCTCTAACGGTGGATTCTTTAAGACGTAATTCTTCGCTTGCTCGCTTTCTACCAAAGACGAATTGGCCTTTTTGAAGATGAACTACACGTCTTCCTACTAGTTGCGTATGTTCTTTATGACTGGCTTTCATTAAACAATACGCGAATACTTTAAATAGCTTTTCGTTCTGAAAAATAGGTGAATCTAATAATTTTCTGTGCAGTTTTATCCAACCAGTCATATGAACACCTCACTCTCAAATTGGTTGAATTAAAATGGTAAATCATCATCACTAATATCAATTGGACCATTAGCGTTTGCAAACGGGTTATCTCCAACCGGTTCATTGCTTTGTTGTCTGTTTTGTCCTTTCTGAGCTTTTGATTGTTGTTGGTAGTAATCATTTTGTTGACTACCATTTGCATTTTTAGGTTCAAGAAATTGAACACTATCTGCGACAACTTCAGTAACAAAAATTCGACGACCTTCTTGATTTTCATAGCTGCGTGATTGAATTCGTCCATCAACGCCTGCTAGTTTTCCTTTAGATAAATAATCATTTACGTTTACAGCTTGCTTTCTGAAAGTTATAACGTTTATAAAATCTGCTTCTCGTTCTCCATTAGCGTTCGTAAAATTACGGTTAATCGCTAGTGTGAAGTTTGTTACTTCAACACCGTTAGGCGTTGTTCTAAACTCTGGATCTTTTGTCAATCTACCTACTAATACAACTCTATTAATCATCTATAGTCCTCCTATATAAACAGGAACGCCTGTTACTTCTTGAATACTTGTTTTGATTTGTTCTGCATTTGCATTATTACTACTTAAATGAATTAAATGTATTTCTTCTAAATTTGATAAATCATTCGCTTTTAACATTCCAATAGCATGTTCTAAGCTAAAGTGTGATTGCATTATTCTATTTGCTAATGCGTTGTGTATAACACCATCTTTTATATTTTGCTGCATTTGTTCATAGACATAGTTAACTTCTAACATCATGTGTGTGAGCCCTTTAAATTTATATTTAAGATACTTAGTATCTGTAACGTATAAGACTTTGTATCCATGTACGCTTTGCAATAAAAAACCTACAGGCTCATTAGCGTCATGATCAATATCAAAAGGCAATATAGACCAAGTGCCAATTCTTATTTCTTGTTTAGATTTAATGTTGTATATTCTATGACTTTCAATGTTTATTGCATTGTGTGTGCCGAGTGTCACATAGCAATTGATGCCTTCACTTAAATACTGTTTTACATACTGTGCGTGGTCTCCATGTTCATGAGTAATTAAGCAACCTTTTATCTTTCTTGTACGTCCTTTAAAGTGTTTTTGAACCTTTTCAAATTTGATACCAGCTTCAAGCAAAAGTGAGGTGCTACCATCTGTAAGATGATAGCAATTCCCACTGGACCCTGTTGCTAACGTTTCGATTAAAATGGTTCTTTCTCACTTTCCTGTTTATTTTCTTCTTGTTGAGGCACTTCTTCGAAATTACTAACATCAGTTATTTCAGGTTCTTCCACTTCTTTGAAATCTGCTTCTTCATATTGGGGTTGCTCAAAGTCTAATTCTTCTTGGTTTGCGTTTTCTTCTACTTCAGCATCGAGGACTTCTTTACGTTGACGAGTTTCTGACTCTCTCGCAAATTTGAGTAAATTATCGTCTGTTGAGCTATTAATATAACGTTTAGCTGCACGATTAATAACTGTTTTTTTGGCCATTTCTTCTTTGAAATTATTATGCGTTTTTGATTTCTCAAGCGCTTGTTCATCTTTAATCATTGATGACTGCATCCAAGCTTGCTTAATTTGATCGATATTCATAATTTCGATATAGTTATCTCGATCATCGTCAAAAACGATTGTGCAATAAGCACCCACAATGTTGTCTTTGTCGATATTAAAGAAATCTTGTTCATGTTTAATATCCTTAATACGACCAGTGCCATCTAACTCTTGTTTGAATGAGTCACCTTTATAAATGATTTGAGCAACTACATCTTTTGCACCTGCATCACGTTTTAGCATCATGATATTTCCGTGATAACTTCGTTGAATTTGCATTTTGTTACCATAAGGAATGAAGTAACATTGATTCTTAGCTGGATTTAAACCTTGCGTAACCATTCCTAATAGCGCTTGTGCCATACTTTCTTTAGTGCAATTTGCTAATTTGCTATTTTGACTAATTACCAACCATGCTTCTTTTAATGCGTTCTCTGCTGAATATCCTGCAGGCAACGATAAATTACCTTGCGCTTGATAAACGTTAATTTTATTTAATACTTCATCTGTTACGTTTTTTTCATTAACAATTCTTTCTTGTACCATTTTTAAGTTTGTTGGTTGTACTTGATTACTTGTCATGTTAAATCGTCTCCATTCTTAATGTTTTATCTTGGCCACTTACTACTAATTGAATTTGTTGTGCTTCTGTCGGAATAATATCTGTCACACTTTCCGCGTTATCTATGAAGATTGGTGCAGTGATTCCATAGTGTGTGGATAATGTGTTAATAACATCTAATCCAACATTGATTCTTGCTGCGTTGTTAAGGCCACCGTTATATTCAACGCCTTCAACTGTGCAGACACATGTTTCTTTGATTTCACCGTTAACTTGATGATTGAATAGCTTAAAGTTAGCCATTTTGAATTTCTTATTAATATTTTCAGTCAGCATTTTGACTTTGGTAGTTGTAAATTCTTTCAAGATATAAAGTTGATGTTCATAATCCTCTTTCTTATCAAGTAGTTGATTTTCTTCGCTGCGT